TGCAATTGATGCTGCTCGATCTTGGTTTTTAAATCCTACTTCTAATTTTTTTATGGTCTGTAACTATGCTGAATACGAACCAGAATATGTTTTGGATAAAATGAAATTAGCAATTGAAAGACAAGAAAGGAGAGAGGATGCCCAAAGAAAAAGTTATATGTAGTGTTTGTAAGGGTAATGGATTTGTAAAAGTTCCTTACGAACAAACTTACGATGAACAATGGGCTGATTGTGATTTTTGTAATAGTCAGGGTGAAATTTACTTGGAAGACGAATACATTAACGAACAATTTGATCATGACTTAAATGAAGTAGAGGAGGATATAGATGATCGAGGATCGGGGACCTCTGGATCTCACACGACGCATTGAGGATCTAGAGAAACAAAAGAAAATTTTACAAGATGCTTGCCGAAGAGCAGGTAAAACTATTAAAGAACAACAAGCAAAGTTAGATGCGATACACAAAGGAGCAGATTATGAGTCTAAGATTGGCACTGATTAGTGCATTAGAAGATAAGTACAATGCCCAGATATCTTCTGCTGATGCAACTATAAAAATTTATTTAGATCACTCTGTGGGCATCGGAGAACATCCACAACACATAGAAGAATTAGATAAACTTCTCCAACAGATTGTCGATGCGCAAGAAAAATTAAAAGAATTACAAGCGTATAAGATATGATTAGCGAAGCTGATGCAGCATACATTGCAGGTTTGTTTGATGGTGAGGGCAGTATTCAATATAAACAGTACGACCGACAAAGAAAAAATAATAAAAAGCCATACCCTACCTGGTCGATTAGAATGGAAATATCCATGACAGATAAGTCTGTTCTAATGTGGATGCACAATTTATTAGGATGTGGGACTGTTAACGAAAAAAGATACAAAACTCCATATACAGTTGGATGGAAAAAACAATGGCGTTGGAGATGTCAATCAAGAGATGCGTACTATGTTTCTTTGTTGATTCAACCTTATGCTCATGTAAAGATAGAAGATATAAATAAAATTATCAAACATTACTCGATGCTTGGTAAAGAAAAAATTAAAGCTAAAGTAATTAATATTGCTAATTATAAAATTAAAAAAACAGGTAGCTTAGTTGATTATGATTGATAAAAAACCACTAGCTAGAATATTATCTTTAGGTGCAGGAGTGCAAAGTTCCACCATGGCATTGATGGCGGATCAAGGAGCATTTGGCGAGAAACCAACGGCAGCTATCTTCGCTGATACCGGTTGGGAACCTAAACCAGTAATTGATCATTTAAATTATTTAAAATCAAAATTGTCTTTTCCTGTATACATTTGTAAAGCGGGTAATCTTAATGAAGATATATTAAAAGCAACAGACAATGGTAAGTTTGTATCTGTGCCTTTTTTTACCATAAATGAAAAAGGTAAAAAAGGTATGGGTCGTAGACAATGCACGAGAGAATATAAAATAACTCCAATTGCTGCAAAGATTAGAGAGTTATTGGGTATGAAAAAGTATGCAAGATTTCCAAAAGGTGAGTATGTAGAAACCTGGGTTGGTATATCAACGGACGAAGTATTCCGAGTAAAAGAGTCAAGATTTTGGTGGCAAAAAAACAGATGGCCTTTGATTGAAAAGAAAATGTCTAGAGAGGATTGCATTGAATGGTATAGCGGTAAAGATTACAAGACACCTGCAAAGTCTTCTTGCATTGGGTGTCCTTATCATGATGATTCTTTTTGGTTAGATATGAAAAAAAATAGACCAGATGAATTCTCAGCTGCAGTTTTATTTGATAAGAGAATGAGAGATAATGATCATAAGATAAAAAATTATATGCACCGATCTTGTAAAAATTTAGATGAAGTAAAATTTAAAGACGATGAACAATTAGATTTGTTTAACAATGAATGTGAAGGAATGTGTGGGGTATGATGGAAGATAAAGATTTAGAAGAGTATAATAAAAATACTTGGGAATTAAGATGGAATAAAAAATTTACTTACCCAAAGAGTCAAAGAGAAATAGTCATGGGTCGAAGACACTACGCAGTAGATAACCAAAAATTACCATCTGTAACAACTATATTATCAAAAACTCAGACAAAAGAAAAGCAAGAATCGTTGGCCAATTGGCGTGCTAAAGTGGGCGAGGAACAAGCTACAAGGACCATGGACCAAGCAGCTGCTCGAGGAACTGCTATGCATACCCTTCTAGAACACTATTTATTGGGCCAAAACCATGCCGATTTAACGGATTTAGGGCAAGAGGCTACCCTTATGGCTCAAAAGGTCATAGATGATGGTATAAAGGGCTCTCTGGACGAAATATGGGGGTCTGAGGTTACTTTATGGTACCCAGATTTATATGCAGGAGCAACTGATGTTGTTGGTGTTTATAATGGACGCGAAAGCATAATAGATTTCAAGCAAACAAACAAGCCGAAACGTAGAGAATGGATCGAGGATTATTTCATACAGTTAGCTGCATATGCCATGGCTCACAACTATACATATCAAACTCAAATACATTCTGGTGTGGTTCTAATGTGTTCTAAAGATGGCTACTTTCAAAAGTTTGAGATAGCTGATGAGGAATTTAGGCAGTATATGTACAAATGGTTGGCAAGAGTTGGGCAATACTACGCAAACTTAGAATAGTTCTAAACTATTTGTATCGTATAGAACTTTTTCCCCAGAATAAAAAAATATTTTTTTATTTTCAAAACCATGTTACAGGCGTTACAATGTTACAATTGTAAATAAACATTGATTATCAATACTTATTTAAGATTAGATTGTAACAACCCAATGTTACAGATGTTACAATCCGCATAAACACTCACTTTTCAAGTTCCCGGAGCGCGCGTATGGAAATTGTTTTTTGTAAAAAATGTCCCTAGAGAAAAGATCTATAGGGTGTATAAGGTGGTATGCCTAAGAAAAGAAGAAAAGCTGCACTCACTGAAACAACACCTGACATACCATTTCATAAAGTTAGAGTTGAATGGGTTGATTGTGTATCTGACTCTGGATGGGCTAACGAAAAAGAATTTGATAAAATGAAATTAGCTAGACCAGTAAACGAAGGTTGGCTATACGAAAAAACAAAAGACCATATAAAAATATTTGCATCATACGATAAAGATGAAGATGGAATTACGTTTGGGGATCGGACGATGATTCCTCGACAGTGGGTGAAGAAGATAACTCGTCTGTAACTACTTCAGCATTCCTATCTATAATCGGTTGGTAATGTTCTAAAGCTTCTACAACCTTTTTATCTATTTCTTCTTGGCTCAAACCTTCATGTTTGTGTAGATGAATCTGTTGATTGTTATAATATCCAGCTGCTTTTCCACGTGAAACTTCCATATTACCAGATGCAGTCCAGGCTTTGTTTTCTCTGAACTCATCTCTCAATCTACCTAATTCTGTTATGTGACCTTCAAATGTTATGTCATATTTTTTTCTTAATTCAGATCTTCTGATCCCTATATAAGCTACAACATCTGGATGTAATTTAGAATTTTGTAATTGACTAGCTTTTGAGTAAGCACTTTTTTCTGAGTATCCTGCTTTGATTGCACACATTTCTGGTGTTAGTCTACCCTCTTCTGATGCTATTAACTCTGCAAATTTTCTTTGTTTATCTGTTAGATCAGGTAAAGTTTTTGCTTTTTCTAATCTTAACTCGTTTATTCTATTGACTACAAGTGGGTATTGTTTGGGGTTTTGAAGTTTACTAGCTATCACTTCAGCAGTCTCTGTCGAGTATCCTGCTTGAATTGCGCAGTCTTTTGCGGTCAGTTTGCCTTCATTGTCTACCAATATGTCTGTAAACAATATTTGTTTTTCTGTTAATCTTTTTGGAACTCCCATGGTTGAAATATATAAAATATAGGATATATTTCAAGCACGAATGAATGGAAAGCTATTAAGTCAAGTATTAAATAAAATGCTAGTATCTCCTGCAGCTCAAGATGCAAGAGTGCAAGTTTGTTTACCAGATGGTAAATTTTACGATATTACTTCATTTCAAATGCTTGAAAATAAAATTATAGGACACAGAGAGTCTCACAGGTTGGTGTTCACAATCAAGGCAGAGACTTGGAATATGGGTAAGGTTATTAAAAAAATTGGTGACCACTCTTAACCTAAAACTTAACCTAAAAAATGTTAAAGGAAGAGAGTAAATTTTGGAGACAAATTAAAGACCATAAATGTAAAATAACCTGGACTAGGATTGAAAATTCTGCATCACATGGCACTCCAGATTTACTAGGATACACCAATAAAAAAACATTTTTTACATTAGAATTAAAAGTTAAAAAAAGTAAAAAAATATCGTTCTCACCACACCAGATTTCGTTTCATATTAGACACCCTAAGAACACTTTCATCATTGTAAAAGAGCTGCCACGGGCCCTCGGTCAGGGGGCTATAAAACTTTATGAAGGGACCGAGATCCACGCGCTTGTGGGCGGGACCCACCCGGAGCCTGTGGCTTGTGGCTTATCAGCTTGTTGCTTGTTCCTTGAGCGCTTGTAGCTTGTGGCCCCTTT